CGGAGCCGGAGCACAATGTACTATTGCAAGAAATATTGTACTCCAAACCCGGCCTGAAATCAACAGTCCGGGCATTTTTATGCCCAATTTAAGGAGGTAACACGATGGCGTCAATAGAAAAGCGAGGAAATGGTTACCGGATAACAGCATCTTGCGGATATGATGCAGATGGAACACATCAGCGCAAGGTTCGCCGCACATGGACTCCAGAACCAGGTATGACAGATAGGCAGATAAAAAAGGAGTTGGAGCGGAAAAAAGTTCTTCTCGACGAAGAATGTAAAAATGGATGCTATGTCGACAGCAATATGAAGTTCAAAGATTTTGCTGAAAAATGGTTTGAAGATTATGCAAAAGATCACTTACGTACCAGAACCTACACAGACTACAGGCGTATCAGCAAAGATGTTTATCAAGCCATTGGTGGGATACGCTTAAACAAGCTTCAACCACATCATTTGATTGAATTCTACAAACAATTGGAACAACCCGGACACAATCAACGGAATTCGCATTGGAACTCTACGAAGTTAAAGAACGCCATGTCAGCCGCACAAATGAATCACACGCAGCTTAAATCAAAAACAGGCATTGCCAAAGACACCATTATAAAAGCCGTAAATGGGAAAAATGTGAGCCAAAGGACAGCACAGAAAATAAGTGATGCACTAGGTATAAAGCTAAAAAAATTATTTTCTCTAACTCCCGGCGGTGGACTATCCCCAAAGTCAATTATGTTTTACCACGCTTTTATTTCATCTGTACTGGAACGTGCGGTTAAATGGCGGGTTATTAAAGAAAATCCCTGCCGCTATGCTGAACCGCCAAAAATCCCACACCAAGAAATTGTATGCATGGATGAAAAAGAAGCCGCCCATTTTTTAGAATGTCTTGAGAACGAATCCATTGAAAACCGTACTATGTTTACGCTGTTTATCTACACCGGCTTACGCCGTGGCGAATTATTGGGGTTGGAGTGGGAAGACATTAATTTTGACACAGGTGTTATTTCAATACGACGTACTTCTCAATATACAGTTGAAAAAGGTACTTATACTGACACAACAAAAACCGAACGCTCAAAGCGCAGCATCCACGTATCAGCGACAGTTCTTGACCTTCTGCGAGCACAGCACAGGGGCGAAACTGCAAAACGCCTTTCCATGGGTGACCAATGGCAAGGCAGCAACCGAGTTTTTACAAGTTCACTTGGTGAGGATATGTCTGTAACTGTCCCCTACCACCGGCTAAAAGTACTACAGAAAAAATACAATTTGCCCAATGTAACGCTTCACAGTTTACGACACACAAATGCAACCCTACTGATTGAGCAAGGCGTGGATGTACGTACCGTTTCAGGCCGACTTGGGCACAGTCAAACAAGTACTACGATGAACATTTATGTGCATCAGCTGCAAAGCGCAGACGCTGCAGCTGCGGAAGCACTGGACATTGCCCTCGACCCAAAAAAGGAGAATGAACGTGCGTAAACCCCAAATAAACCCCATTCGCATTTTTTCAGAATATAAAAAAATCTCGAAAGCCGCATGAGAACTGGCTTCCGAGGATTCCATTGTGGTCGAGGTGACTGGATTCGAATTACAATTTATACATTTTATGAATTTCGGTAATCTGAAAAATGGCGATTTTAAGCCATTCTTACAAATTACATTTTTTATAATTCATTGTACAATGCATAATTTTTCTTAAAATAAACCCCAAATAAACCCCACAAAAGCATCCTCGGTAACCGACTATTTATTCTTTTTTAATTTTCTTGCCTATTCTCTCCAGCAATATATAAATTATTGCAAATGCTTGCTAAAAATAAGTTTACCACAATATCCCGTATAACGCAAAAAAGTCCCTGACCTCTCAAAAGAGAAGCCAGGGACGTTGCTTTACCTATTCAAATTTGCAAGCGTTTGGGATTATGCGGTCTGCATCGCTGGCGCAGCCGGATTTACCTGCGACTCTGCTGCCGGTTTGACTGCTTTTTCTGTTCTGGTTTTGTCCAAGGCATAGACTGCAGCTTCAATCGCTTTGTCGCCAAGATTAGCCACATCACCTTCATAGGCAATACCGTCAAGGCCAAGTGCCTGCTTTAAAATTGTTTTTGCTTCCTCTTTACGCTGATCTGCGGTTATACTGCCGTTTAAATACAACTGCTCCGCAGCTTTTGTAGAAACGTCCGCACGGTCGGCAATGCCTTTAAACGTGGACGTAACCGGGTTAGGCATCACGGTTGCGGCAATATCGGCCGCCGCGTCAACAGCATCAACAACCTTTTCGGCCTTATCGAATTTTTCTGTTGCCTGTTTTCCTTTTCCTGCGTTTTTAGTTTTTTCAATGCCGAAGCCGACACCGAAAATAATCGCTGCACCTGCAAAAATGATTACTGCTACTGTCAGTCCCATAATAAGTACCTCCGTTTTTTTATTTTATTTTTGTGTGTCCTGCAAAATTTTGTCCGTGATTGCTAGCCCTTTAATTAGCACTTTCGGCACTGGGATGCCAAGGCACACCAGATTTTCAATGATACTGCGTACTTCGTTCACCAAAAGCATGGCCAGCGTCATCCAGCCAAGGAACCGCGTAACCGACAAGTTGGCATTTATCACTTTCCCGATTTCCATAAACACCGCCGGAATGAGAAAAGCAATCGCAATAATTACCCAGTACCAAACCTTTTTGACAATCCCCTTTAAACCGACACTGCTGCTTTCCTTGTGCACTCTGCGGGCTTTCGACCACCCGGACAGCCAATCAATCACGTTCAAAAAAAGGAAAGCGGCGAACAAAATCCAATGCTCGCCGAAAATCATGGTAAAGAATGCAATCACCCCGCCTACGAGTGCGTTATATGTATCTGCTACATGCTTCATTTCCTCCCTTCCTTTACTCAACCCTGAATTCAAATCGTTTCACCGGACTTCCCTCACCCGAAACCTCGGTATAGATACCAGTGTTTCCTGGATGTACAGCCACAATCGGGCACAGCCACTTGCCAGTACCGTTCGGAAACACCCCGGCCACCGTCACGACGCCGTTAGTGCCTGCCGTCACGCTCGGCTTCGTGGGGCTGGAAAGTTCGACCGTGTAGCACTCCCCCACCTTTCGAGACAGGTTAATGGTTGTATCACTTCCGCACGCGGTGACAACCCGAGCCACCATCGTAGACGGCTTATGGCCATTAATGTAGATTCCGGTTGCCGTTCCCACCTTGCCAATCGCAGTAATTTTAAAATAGTAATTATTTCCGCTGCGGCTTTGGTAGGTGATGTCCACCACACCGCTGGTCCCGGCCGTCACATTTGGCCGACCGGAAGGACAGATGATTTTAACCGTGTAGGACCGCCCACGCTTAATGTCCACCGTTGTAGTCGTATCACTTGTAAATGCCGCTCCGGCCGGTGCCATCGCAGGCAATGTTGATTCTCTCATGCTGCTTACCCCATAATTGGTATAACACACGTTCGTATCACATCCTTTCCCGGAAATGTTCGCGCCATTCCAACGACCTGTCAATTCTCCAAAGTCAGACTGCCAAATATCGCACGGCTTGTCCGGTGCAGATACGCCCGGCCGTGCATACCAAAATTCATAGGCTGTCAATTGTGCCGGGTCAATCCGGTTGTCGTACCAGTCTTTGTTAACATAATACCCGGCCTTATATCCGGCCTTTTGTAAACCGCTGCATACTGTCTTAATAATTGCTGTGTTGGTCACTCTGGACGGAATGCCGCCATTGCGTGCTTTGTACCCATCCGCATCTTCCATATCCAAGAAGATTGGGTACTGCGGATGATGGCCGCGCAGCAGCCGCAGCATATGCTGTAATTCACTTTGTGCGCCGGAAATCGTGCGGGTATAACTATATAAATAAGCGCCCCAGGGAATCCCGAGGCGCTCACACTCTCTTACGTTTCGCTGATACTGCACATCATCCTGCGATGTACTGTTGCTGCCATATCCCAATTGAATAATGGCAAACTGCAGTCCGGCCGCTTTTGCTTTGTTCCAGTCCACACGGCCATTGCAGTAACTAACATCAATTCCTTTGATACTCATAAACATCACCCTCCATAAATCAGGCCAACAGAGGCTTAAAACAGCCTCCACTGGCTAATTTTTCGCATAAATTTAGCCACCCTGTTGAAGAGCGGCTATTTTTCATCAATCATATCGCTGATTGCACTTATTTCCGCCGCGGAAAAGTTAGTCCCCGCAAGGTCGGTGAGCTTAATTTTCCTTATGCTTATGTCCGCTTCAATGTCAAGCAGCAGTTCAATGTCTTTTTTAAAGCTTTCCTTGGCGTTTCCGTCCTTAAACTTTGCAGACCGTCCATCGCTTCCGACTGCAAGGTTTCCGCCCTTATCTTTCTCACAGTATTTTTCAAGGAGCTTCCTCCGCTCTTTCTCATAGATTTTCAGTGCCGATTCGGCCTTATCGATATTGCACGAAAGCGCGTAAGATACTTTCACTGGCAGCTGCTTCTGCGCAACCTGGTGCATGATGCCGATGTTTTCAACAAGCCTGCGGTTTGTGATTCCCATTATGTAATGCCCTCCTTAATTATTTCCAAAAGCCCCATATGTCCCAGTGAATTTCTACCGACAAATCGGTTTGCCGTGAACCGGAAACAGTGCGGTAATATAGTGTCGAGACAGTATTGCCGTCCGAAGACGTATTCTGCACTGTAGTGTTTGCGCACCAAACAATCCCGGTTGTGGCGAATGACACATTTGGCGCGTAAGATTTCGATGTGTCAATTGGTACCGGCAGTACAACCGACGTGTCGTTCGTGTCCGAATGGAACCACATTGTTTCACCGTATTTCACTGTGTAGGCAATCTCCATTTTATAGCTGCCCCACTCATGTACACGGCCATCGGCATACTTTTCGTAATGCGTATTTCCGATGCTGTCGTCCTTTGCAACCAGCATCGGCGCCCAAAGCATACTGCCGCCCGACGTTTTAATGCCCGCCTCGTCAGTATCGAGGCACAGCACCGGCTCGCCCGGCTGCAGTTTGGCAATGGATAAATCACTTTTATTTCCTCTCCGGATAAGTATCTTTTCCTGTGTAACCGCCATTTTAATAGCCCCCTAATGAATTAAGTTTCAAGCTGCCTTTCCCCAGACGTCATAATAAATCCTAATAGTAAAATTGCTTAAAGATACAGGCGAAATGAAACGTACGGATAGCCCTGTATTGTCCGATGAATAAGTAGTTACATTAACTATAGGCGTATTTCCTGAAGAATTTGGAGTTACCTGAATAGTTGTTATTTCACTGAATGCTGCATTGCGCATGTAAAAAAGCTCTGTTCCCTGAAACATACCGTAATATGCGCTGTTGATGTTTACAGTATGCCGCTGATAGCTTCCCCACGCGTGCCTCATGCCGTTGCCGTAATCGGTATAATAGCTTGTATACTCATTTCCGTTGTCATTGCCGGAGCTGTAATAGGTGTAAGGCCGATATAGACCCGCACCAGCAACGTCTACCCCATTTGAAGAGTTTAAGTGTATTTTTCCATCTTGGGATCCCATCGAGATATATGCATAATTACCGTTTATCCTCAAACTGCTAACGTCTACCCCATTTGAAGCGTCTAAGTGTATTTTTCCATCTTGGGATCCCATCGAGAGATATGCATAATTACCGTTTATCATCCAACTGCCGAGGTTCATTTCTTCCCCGTTATAATTATGATTTCCGTCATATGTTTTTGTGAGCTGCAAATAGCTGTGTCCGCTTTGGTTGGTTAATGAAATGCTATCGGAATAGGCAGTAATGATTCCATCCCCGCCAAATTGCGATGAATTTGACGACAATCCTCCTAAATATGTTGAACCATTGTATAGAGCAACCCCCGTACCGGTACATGAATATCCGTTTGTATAATAAGAAATGTCGCCAATTTGCGCGTAGTGATTATTGCTTGCATTGTATATTCTTTGTGCTTTTAGATTCGTTGTGTCGATCCGGTCGGCAGATATTTTTCCGGTCGTGATCGTCCCCGCATCGATGCTCTGGATGATGCCGCTTTCCGCCGTAATTGTTCCTACCGCAAGCTCGTTAGCGGTGATCGTGTGAGCCGCGATCTCGTCAGCAGTAATTGCCCCGGCGACGATCCGGTCGGCGGTAATGCTCCGCTGGGTCAGGCTCCCGCCGTCAACCGTCGTCTGGCTTAGTTGCGCCGTGCCGTTCGCGTCGTTTATGGCGTACACTATTGATTTGTCGCTGCCGGTTATGACAAGGCGCTCTACACTCAGCGTGCCTGCTGTGATTTTGTCCGCCGTCAGCTCAACGATTTTAGCATCTGTAATGCTGCCGTCCGCTATCTGCGCCGTGCCTACGGCGCCAGTATCAATCATTGCTGTTTTTATCGTGCCAGACGCGATGTTTGCTAAATCGATATCGGCATAATGTGCTTTAAGGTATTCTGCCGTCACCGTAGAAGCAGTGATGCTGTCTATCCGCGCGTTTGCCGCATTGAGGTTTTCAACCGTTGCGTATGTGGACTTGATGTCGTTGGCAGCCATGTAATTTGTTTTCAGGTAATCTGCCGTAACGCTGCTAACTTCAAGCGTCGATATGCGTGCCGTAGCTGCCGTAAGGCTGTTAACCGTTGCGTAATCCGCCTTTATGTCCTTTGCGGTAAGGTAATTTGTCTGCAGGAAGTCCGTATCGACTTTATTTGCCTGCAGCAGGTTTATATTACCGTTGATTGATGATACGGAAATGGCCGTGTTTGATGCGAGGCTATCGACTTTTCCATTCGTTTCGTCTATCGCTTTCCCCGTGTCTGCCCTGAGCGCTGCCGTGGATTTTTCAGAATTGCTGTGCAGCGACGCCTGATTGTCGCTTTTTGATTCTGCGTCGGCTGAAAACTTTTCATAATTTCCAAATTCATATGTAAGGTTGCTGATAATCGTTTTGTAGCGGTTTCCTTTCGGGTCAATCAAATAGGCGACGTCACCTGCTTCAATGCTCGGATTATCCCACGCCGACACTTCCATCGGCCGGAACTGGAAATCAACAAGCTGCTTTGCTATCCCGTCGAGAAGCCGCCCAAGGCTGCCCTGCGCGAGGGGATTATCTTTTATGGATATGACATAATCATCAGCGCCTTGCATTACAGGTGCTGCCTTGTCATCTTTTGGAATTATCGCCACGCCGGTTATGCGCACGTCTTCCGTAGGCACCGTGCAGGAGGCAAGGGAAGAAATTGTTACCGGCGTTGACAATCCTTGACGGAATACACCACCGGTTACGGCGTCCTCAGTCTGACGTCCGTAGTCGAAAAAGTCGCCGCCATTGAGCATCTCTGCCTGCGAGTAATCGCTAAAACTGCCGCCGTCGGCAGAATCCCTCTCCGGGCAATCCAGCAGCGTCCCACCGTCCACAGCCTCGCTTTCCGGGTAAAAATTGCCGCCGTCTAAGGCGTCTGCCTGCGAATAATTGGAAAAGCCCCCGCCGTCCACCGTGCTCCCAGATTCTGGATAGAATTCGTCCGTGTCATACCAGCCAAGCACAAGCTGTCCCTGGCTATTTATCCGCGCCCAGCAGCCGGCAAGTTGCGCGGCATAAGAAACAATGTCCGCGTAAGTGGTGGCACTGTCTGAAGGTCTTGACGTCACTACACAATCCATGTTGGCAAAGTACACATTCGCAAGCTCAACACCGCAGCTTTTACAGGCGTCCCACAGTATCTGGTAAAGTGTCGCCGGATACTGCAGTGCGCTGTCGTATTTCCGGTCAAATTTCACCGACTTGTCATACGCCGTCAGCGTTATGATGCCGCCGCTCTCCGCGTGCTCGCCTGTGTAAAAAGTGCCGGGGTACACCCATTCAACTTTTTCCGCGGAATCTTCTGTTGCATCTTCCATAACAAGCCCGACTTTAAGGGAAACAGTTGAGCCCTCAAACTGGCTTTCAGCGAGCCTGCCGTCAAAGTTATACAGCTTGACCGTCAGGCATCTGCTTATGAACGAACCGACACTAAGCGAATTCTGCTCGCTTGTGCCGTCTGAAAGCGATATTCCGCCTTCCATGACGTCCTCATTCGAGAATGAATAAGTATAGCTGTTGCGCAGCATGACAAGCAGGCTGACTTTCTGCCTGCGCCCGTCAAGGGCTATTTTCCGCTGGTACGCCGTGCTTGTCTGAATCAATGTTTTTCACCTACACTTCAATAAAATCAAAGGAAACATCTTTTACATAGCCGTCATCGTCCCAGACCCACAGATATGCTGCCGTGCGGTCGCCGACATAAAACCTTGCCGTGCGAATGCCGTTCTGCATGACATCAAAATACGTGAGGTTAAAAGTTACCTGTGAATTTACGTTTCTTAACAGCGTTGACGCGTCCGAAAACGGCATTGCAGGCCATGAACACGACAATTTGACTTTTTGAGCTATACGGTCTTTGTGCATTACGCCGTCAAGTGTGCGGCCGGAATTTGAGCTGGAAATGTCTTGCAGAGCCCATTTAACGTTTGCCGGAGTCTGCAGCACCGTATCATTTACTTTCAAAATTTGTAGCATAGCATCACCCTCAAAGTATAAAAATGCCACGCCGAAGCGCAGCAATTATTGACATATTTTTCTTATATGATAAACTGTAGGAGAATTTAGCAGGTTAAGGAAGGAAGAATGAAAATGCTTCGATGGCCTATGGGTTAGACAACAATAGTACAAAAATAGATATTGAATTGTATGATGCCTTTAATTCGCTAAACAAAGTAGCTACATTTTCTGCAAATATTTCGAGGTAATCATTTTCGTGTATAGTAAAAAGCAGACGGTTTTCAAGCCGCCTGCTTCTTTTTTATCCGGGGACTATTCTGTGATAGCGTTTACTGATTTGTGTATTCCCTCTGTTGGCCGATTCAGCAATTGTGCGGTCGTCCGTGTACAGGGCGATGCTCATGTGCCGAATTGCTTCCTCCAACTTGTCCATTCTGTTCAGCACCAGAGAAATGTCTTGGCCGGAGCTGTCTTGATTCCGTTCTATCCCGGCTGCAATCCGTGAATACGTTTCTTCATTCAGCGGCAGGGCGGCTTCATCCCCGTCGTCACCGAGTCCAGCAATGGTAGGTGCGGTAAACACACCGCCTTTTGCCTTCCAGCCGCCCCACTTGATGCGGCCAATACCGTTTGCATAGCCGTGCCCCTCGCCCCATACGCCGTCAGCGCCGCCGTAGCGGTTCCATGTGTAGCGGATGGCCGCAAGGATATTGCTCAGCGGGTCAAGAATGTTCGTGTTGTAACCGGGCATTGCGTAAGCTGCAAACGTTTCGGGAATAACCTGCATCAGACCTTTTGACGGGTGCCCCGCAAAATAGTTCACGTCCTTGTAATCTGCCGGGTTGACTTGCCCACTTGACTCTGTATTCATTTGGGCAAGCAGCAAATCCACGTTGTGTGTAGAATAATGGCCGGTCATTTGCAACGCTTTTGCTGCCAGTGACCGCCAGCGCTCCACGCCGGAGCCGGTAAAGTTCGTACCATATCCGGTCCCGCCCCCAGTAAACATGGGAACCGCATAACCGAGGATTTCACTCCCCATCGCCCGCTGCTTTCTGTATACACCGGTTCCTCCGCCGGGGCCGGTTGTGTTACCCTCAATGGTATTGATAAACATTTTAGCAATGCTCTCCACGATACCGATGTGGTCTGGAGTTCTATCCCCGTTCCAGTCGTAAAATACAAGGTCTCCGGGACTGGGAATGTTCGTCCAACGGCCGCGCTCTTTATACCAGTTCATGGTGTCCGGTACATAGGATCCATAGCCCTCTTTAATACCGGCGTGTTTCAGGCACCAGCTGACAAACATATCACACCAAGCGCCCTGCATCCCTGCAAAGTTCCAATACTCGGCAGGGTTCGTATTTCCAACCTGTGAGGACGCCACACGCAGAAGTGCTTCCGCAGTGCCGTTGCTTTGCTCAATGAACTTTTTGACAAGTCCTTTCAATGCATCCGCGGACATATGGGTAAGGTATTTCACAACACCAGTTTCCATAGACATCCACGGTTCATTGATAGGGGCTTTGGTTGCATACGTGTCAACCGCAGTCTGCAATATCTTCTGTGGGTCTTTAACTGCAAGGATGTAGTCTACAAGCTGCTTCTGCATATCCACCGCCGAGGTGCCGAAGAACTGCCCAACACCAGACGCATATTTAAATGTTTTAGCAGTCAATGCTGCCGGCATAACAGCCGAGCCACGCGGCAGGTTCGGCAGGTACACATTGTGTCCCTTGGGAATAAACGTGCGCCCGTCCGGCAGCTGCACCGCTTCGCGGTATGTACTGCCCTGCTGGTCGTTGACAATAGCCGCGCCGCCGGGATGGTACCCGGTGCCGTAAGCATAATGTGCGACTGCAATCCGCGGCACACTCTTGCTGCTGCCCACTGCGGACAACACAGCGTTGATGCCTGTTACAACGCCATTGATTGCACCGCCAATCTTACTGGATACATTATTGGCAATCGTGCGTACATAACTGCCTATAGATGCTGAGAAGCTCGAAAATCCCTGTTTTACATCTGCGAACATTGAGCGGAACGTATTCATCGTTTCGACGCCTAAAGTCCCCCAAATAGATAAAAGCCGGTTCTGAAAAGATCGGGAAGATGCCACCAGTGCGTTCTCGGCTTCATGCCTTTCGCGCTGAAGTTTATTGTGATTTTCAAAGCTTAATTTGTAAACGGATTTAAAATAGCTCGACAGCTTTTCATATTGTTCATATTGTTCATTGGCATTGACTCTTTGCCGCGCATCTGACGCGGCTTTCACCATATTGGTGATTCCTTTCAGCGCAGTTTCTGTTGCTTTAATGGAATTTTCGTCAATTCTGCTTTTAACTTCCATTACATTTTCTGTAATTTGTGTGCTGGTTTGCGTTCTTGCATTTTTCACAAT